TCACCCTATTTTATTGCGTTGCGCAAAGTCATATAGCTCAAGCAGGGTGCTGCAGCCTAATTTATCCATCAGACGGACCTTATAGGTACTTACCGTTTTATTGCTGATATTCATTTTGCTGCCGATGGTGGTGTAGTCGACGCCGCTGATAATATAGCGGAACACCTTCATCTCCTGCGTTGACAGCGTATCCAGCCGGTCCTGATCGGTGATGCCGTGGGTGCAGAAGCGTTCCAGTGAAAAGGGGAAATAGCTGTAGCCATTATTGGCTGCGTCGATTGCGGCGAGGATATTATTCATTCCCTCTTTTTTACTCACAAAACCATTTGCTCCGCAGTCGGCGCTGCGTTTGCCGTAGAACAGTTCATTCTTAGCGGAAATGATGATGATTGTTCCCTGGTAGCGGCGTTTGCGCAGCTGCTCCAGCACCTCGATACCGCTGAGCTCCGGAATATCGACGTCGACGATGAGCAGGTCAGGCTGCATGCTTTCCGCGGTCTGCACGGCATGAGCGCCGCTGTCGAGCTCTGCCGCGACGGTAATACCGTTGCTGTCGAGAAGGTTGCGAATGGCGATACGTGCCAATGGATGATCGTCAATGATTATCGCATTCATGGGGGCGTAAATCCTGATATGAAAAAAGAAGAGCGATGCCTGGTGCAGGTGCGGCGGGGGTTATTTTTATCGATGCCGTTATAAGGCGTAATTGTAACACAAATCGTTTTGGGCCAGGGAAATATTGTGGAGCTGAGCCAGACGAATATATTTGCATAGCTGGATGACAGCTGTAGGAACGGGCGTTCACTTGCTTCAGCGCGGTCTGCTGTTAAAAAAAATGCAAACGATTAATCTGCTCTTATTAAGGTGAGTTCTCGGGAATATCGTCCGGCGACAACTGGCAGGTAAAATAATAACAATGGCGAAAGAAAAACGCGCCTTCTGGCGAAAATGGGTTTGGAAACATCTGATGGCAGGAATAACAGTACTGGCAATGAGTAGCGCCGCGGTGGGAAAGGATGTCGTCCCCGATGAGGCGCGGACCCGAGATATGATGCGCTGTCAGGATTATCTGCAACTGGATCCGCGCGCCTGGACGCCGATGGTGATTTGGCTGATGAACGATCCTTTTTCACTGGAGCCGCCGGAGTGGACCGACTTCCATGAAGCCGAGCTGGTGCTGACGCCGATCCTCACCGAAATCTGCCGTCAGGAGCCGGATGTCTGGCTCACCTCGCTGCGGGAACGGCTCAATTCTTATCAGCAGGTGCGGTCGCTGAACTAAGCGACCGCGGTAAAACGGCAGAAAAAGTGACTAAATGCGCAGTTAGCGGCCTTCTTCTGCGCAAAGGCTCAGCAGCGGCCCGCTTTTTGCGACAGGGCGTCGCAGGTTTTGCTCGCTAGCGTCGGGTTGGCGCCGGCGCAGATGGCATCTGAGACGGTGCTACCGCCGCCCAGCGGGATCAGCCCGTAAAGCTTCGGCTCGGCGGCCTTCGTCACATAGCAGCGATGGCTGGTTTTGCCGATGGTGGCCACAAAGTTGGTTTTCACATCCTGCTGCCTCGCATCGGAAATTGTCACCTGCGAAGCATCGACATTAAAAGCAAACGCGGCGGCCTCTTTCATTTCATTTTCCGTCGCCATGGGTGGTTTAGCTACGCAACCCATTAATAACAGTGCCAGACAGGTACTGATTGATATATCCCGTATTTTCATCATTTCATCCTTTTTGTAAGTCAGCGGGTTATATATAAGAGCGGGGGGAGGAACGCGTTGATTTCGATCAGCTGGCGCAGGCTATGGTTATTATTCGGAAATTGACCTGTGTTGTTACATTTATCGTGAGTAGTATGAATTCCAGCATTGCAGGAATGAAAGATATTTTAAGACTACGTTGCGTAGTTAGACAGAAGTCAACAGGAGTGCGGCGGTTATGGGCTGCCCGAGATGCTCTGAGCAATATTTTGCTAAGGCAGAATGCTATCTGTTTTAGCGTAAGCGCAAATTTTCCCTGCGTTATAACGGACTTTTTATCCTCTTAATGGGATAGCGACAACACGCTAAGCCATGCGCGCTGCTCAGCGGTTTGTGGTGCCATTTTAAAATTCAGGAACAAAAAAGCCACTCTTTCGAGTGGCTTAATTATATGATTTTAAATCTAAAATTTGGTGGCCCCTGTTGGGTTTGAACCAACGACCAAGCGATTATGAGTCCGAACTATATTCTAATAAAAACAAATATATACAGTTAAATCAAACGCATAGCATTTCGTATATTGTCGAAAAGTATTGCATAGTGCTGCGCTGTGCTGCCATTTTGCTGCCACTTATCAGGTTTAATGGGTTAAGTTGAACCGCTTCTGTCAGGTGGTCAGGGGCGAAGTGAGCATAACGCATCGTGACTTTAATATCTGTATGCCCGAGGATGCGTTGTAAGACTAAAATATTGCCGCCACCCATCATGAAATGGCTGGCAAAAGTATGCCGTAAAACATGCGAAAGCTGACCGTCAGGAAGTTCAATTCCCGCCCGTTTTATTGCGCTCCTAAATGCTGAGTAACATCCGGTAAAGAGCGGTTTAGAGGTTCGGCTTTTGGGTAGTAATTCATAAAGTTCTTCACTGATTGGAACAGCTCGGTTCTTCTTGCCTTTCGTTTTGATAAAAGTGATTTTTCCGGGGCTTATCTGCTTTCCAGTTAAACTTTCCGCCTCACCCCATCTTGCTCCGGTTGCAAGGCAGATTTTAACAATCATGGTTAAATCCTCCGCCTTGCTTTTTTCACATTCTTCCAGCAAGCGAGCCGCTTCCTCAACTGTAAGCCAGGCCAGCTCAATTTCTGCGATCTTAAACTCTCTGACGTTTTCAAGAGGGTTGGGTGCTGTCCAGTCATCAAGTCTTTTCAGCTCGTTGAACATAGCCCGAAAGTAAGCTAGTTCAAGGTTAACCGTGCGAGGGGGGACAGCCTTAACGCGATCAGAGCGGGTTATTTTTCCGCTTAACCGCTGTTCTCTATAAGTTGAGAACAGTTTAGCGTTGAATTCTGTAGCGAGGGGATCTCCCATTGCGAGACAGGCAAACTCCATTGCGCCTTTACGCTTTTCACCATCAGCAAGCGTAACGCCATGTGCGTTATACCAGGCTGTAACCAAATCCCGAACGCGGCGTTTATCAGTTTTCTCGCCCAGCCACGGCTTATCTTGAGCCTGATCTTTTATGTGACGCTCGAATGCTAAAGCCTCCCCTTTGGTTGCGAACTGGCGACGGATGCGCTTTCCATCCCTACCGTTTGGGAAAACCTAAACCTGCCACTTTCCGTTAGGTAGTTTTGAAACAGCCATAATTCACATGCTCTCTGTACGAGTGATTATTTTCCCAAGGATTTTTATGTCATCAATTTTGCATTCGAAAGAGGCCTTGCCATTCTCAACTCGCACGCGTCCGCCGGGAAAGCGGTACAACTCGCGGACGCTTACAATCCCATCAATTTCAATGAACCAGAACCCATCTACCAATTCGCCATCGTAACGGTCAGCAAGGTAGGTCGTTTTGTCAGCATTCAAGATGAACGGTGAATTCAAGCCCTCTGGAATTGTCGATGTATCAGCTATTACATCGTTTTGGGTTGAGATATTCCCATTCGTGATGTCCATGCGTTTTAAATAGGTGATATTTTCATCGTTGCCCCCAAGGAACCTGCTTCCTTCCCCTGTGCTAAGCCAAATTAGTGATGCTCCTGTTTCAAGATGACAAACGATCACCCAGTCGGCTGGGAAGGTATCGCGTGCATACCTGTTAGCCATAGTGCTTTGCGAGACGCCAAGCTGATGGCAGAGGGCTATGCGGGTAGTGAAACCATAAGCTTCCAGAATGCGAGCAATAACCTCTTTTCCGCCTCTATTTTGAGATATGAAATCTCGAATCAGCTTTACGTCATCTTTATTCGTTAAGTTTCGTGTTGACATAATGGTTTTGTGATCCTAATATCTCGATTCAAGATGTTTTGAATAGTGTTAAACAGTGCCTAATAGTGAGTTAGGCACCCAAACCGAGGAATAGTGCATCATGAGTCGCCAATTATCAATGCGCCCTAGCATCAATCTTGTGGTGTCTGAACCATTCATTACCCTGGATGAGTTCTGCCGCCGTACCGGTTACAAACTCAGCTACGCCCGCCAAATGATCCGTGAAGGCCGCCTTCCAATTCGTAAAAAGGAAGGGGTAAATAGCCTTATCGAAGTAAACATGTTCGCATTGACGATGGAAGCGGCTCAAGGCTGCGAAATCGCAATGCAAGCCTGATAGTTCCATTTTGGGATATAGAGAGGCCAAAAACATGTTTGATTTCAGGATTTCCAAACATCCGCATTTTGATGAAGCCTGCAGGGCTTTCGCACTGCGTCATAACATGACGAAGCTGGCAGGGCGTGCCGGGATGAATGTTCAGACTCTGCGCAACAAGCTAAACCCGGACCAGCCGCACCAACTTACCGCACCGGAAATCTGGCTGCTTACCGATCTGACCGAGGATTCAGCGTTGGTTGATGGTTTCCTGGCGCAGATCCACTGCCTACCGTGCGTGCCGCTAAACGAAGTCGCGCGCGAAAAGATGCCGGAATATGTTCTAAAAGCTACGGCAGAAATCGGCCGCGTGGCTGCCGGCGCTGTTTCCGGCGAAGCGCACACAACGGCAGGGCGCCGCCAGATTGTTGATAGCATCAATTCAGTTACTCGACTGATGGCATTAACCGCAGTGACGTTGCAGGCGCGCCTGCAGGCAAGCCCGGCGATGGCCAGCACCATTGATACAGTCACTGGCCTGGGTGCCTCGTTTGGTTTGATCTGAGGTGGCTATGTTGACTAAACAACCATCACTCGCATCGCTGCTCGTTAAGCAAAGCCCATCACCTCATTTCGGGCATGGCTGGATCATGGGGAAGGATGGCAAGCGCTGGCATCCGTGCCGCTCTCAGGATGCGCTGCTGGAAGGTTTAACCGGTAACAGGAAAAGAATGTCATGGCTTTCAAAGCTGAAGATATCACTATCAATATGAGCGCCGGGCAGCGTGCCAGTGCGTTAAATCATATTTCTGTATTACGCACCGCTCTATATGGCGACTGTGAAAAAGAACTTAATCGTTTTATTAACGAAATGCGTGATAAGCGTGATGAAAAGTACGAGCTGAATAATCGTGTGCTTGCTGCATTATTTTTTCTTGCAAATATTAGCAAGGAGCGTCACTGCGTTGAATTTAGTGAGCTGACGAGTGACGAGGTAACCGCACTTATTGGTGTGATGAACCATCTTCGCGCAGTCGTGAGTTTATTTCCAAAACGGCTAGCGATGCCGAATTAACCAGTAAGTGAAATTAATGGCGTAAACCCGCCGGGCATTTTTTTGCCCAAATTCAGGAGAAACAACAATGCGAAATATCGAAACCCGTTCCAACAAAATCGGCCCGGATGATGCAGGTCTTAACCAGATACTGACAGAGGCCCGCATGGAAGAACGCCGCGCACGTGCTGCGGCAATGGCTGCCCGTCTTGATAGACTGGCGTGTCACATTACATCGCGCCAGCTTAATCACGTTGAGGCGGCGGAGCTGCTGCGCGTTGCTGCGGAAAACATCCAGAACGAAGCGCAGGAGATCCACTGATGGCTGATTCTATGGACCTCGTACAGCAGCGCGTTGAAGAAGAACGCCAGCGGCACATCCACACCGCCCGCAGTAAAGCGCCGGGCGTTTCCCGCGTTTTATGCATCGAATGTGATGCGCCAATCCCGCCCGCTCGCCGCCGCGCTATTCCTGGCGTGCAGTGCTGCGTCACCTGCCAGGAAATCGCAGAGCTGAAAGGCAAACACTACAATGGGGGTGCTGTATGAGCACCATCCTGAAATGGGCGGGCAATAAAACCGCCGTCATGCATGAGCTGAAAAAGCACCTGCCTGCAGGCCCGCGACTGGTTGAACCTTTCGCGGGTTCATGCGCTGTGATGATGGCGACAGAGTATCCTCATTATCTTGTCGCGGATATTAATCCAGATCTTATCAATCTTTATAAAAAAATTGCCCTTGATTGTGAAGCTTTCGTATCACGCGCAAAAAATATTTTTGCGATTGCGAATAGAGAGGTAGCTTATTACAACATTAGGCATGAATTTAATCATTCCTCTGAAATTACTGATTTCATTAAAGCAGTATATTTCCTATATCTCAATCGCCACGGCTATCGTGGCCTGTGTCGTTATAACAGGAAAGGTGAATTTAACGTTCCATACGGGAATTATAAAAAACCATATTTCCCGGAAGACGAAATCAGAGCATTTGCAGAGAAAGCAAAACGCGCCACCTTCATTTGTGCCAGCTATGAGGAAACTTTAGCGATGGTCAAAGTAGGTGATGTGATTTATTGCGACCCACCTTATGACGGAACATTTACCGATTATCACACTGATGGTTTCAATGAGCTTGAACAGCGTCGCCTGGCGACGACTCTTGATGTAGTGGCATCAGCAGGCCATCAGGTTGTTGTGTCGAACAGTGAAACTGAGCTGACGAACGCGATTTACCAGAATTTTACCCGCCACCGTATTAACGCAAAACGCAGTATGGGCGTTGCCGGTGGTGATGGTAAGTAGACTGGCCCCCTGAATCTCCAGACAACCAATATCACTTATTTAAGTGATATTGGTTGTCTGGAGATTCAGGGGGCCAGTCTAGATCGGTTTGCGCCAGTTTACGCATTGATTCGCCCCTGAGCTCAACTCGGTGTCCGTTGTGCAGTAGCCGGTCCATCAGGGAATCGGCTATAAGCACTCACACAGTGACAGCAGAAGAAGCCCGGAAACCGTGACCACAGACATCGACCTTTGTGTCGTAGCCCATCAGCCGTAATGCGTTATTTACCGTATTTTCACTCATGGGTTTCCAGGGATTATGGTCACCGGTGAAAATCAGTTCATGTTCTCCGCAGATGGTGTGGATCTGCTGCAGAATATCCAGCGCCTGAGCAGAGAGTGGCACCAGATGCTCTGTCCGCATTTTTGAGCCACGGTGCGAGTATTTAACTCCTTCAATAGGTTTCCGCTCGGGAGGAATGGTTCACATGGCTTTCCTGAAGTCGATCTCGGACCACCTGGCGAAGCGAAGTTCACTTGAACGGATGAAAATAAACAGGGTGAGCTTAGTTGCCAGTCGGGTGAGAGGTTGTCCTCTGTAGGTATCCAGTCGTTCGAGTAGCTCTGAAATGCGATTTAAGGCGAGGGCAGGACGGTGCTGGCGTTTCACCGTCGTTAAAGCGCCCGCCATATCCACGGCAGGGTTATAACTGATAATGCCTGACTGGGCTGCATAGCGCAT